CATCGCTTCGGTATTCCTCGCCGGGCTGGAGGTTGAAATACACGGCATGTGCGAGGGTGAGCTCTGAGATTTCAGATTTTAGCGCGATCGCGAGCGGGAGCAGGGCGTCCTGTAATTCTCTGAATTTCACCATCTGCGCACGGTATTCCGACCACTGGGCGTCGGCAACCGCGGACGATTTCGCCTTCGGGTTGACCTGACGCGCTTTAAAGAGTGCCTGGTTTGCTGATTTGTACGCCACTTTCGCCGCGATAGCGATGTCGCGCATCTGTAGTTTTATGGCCTCGATCTGCTGGTATGTCTCGGATTTCTGGATCTCGACAGCCACGACTTTCTTTGTCTCCTCGGGGTCGATGAACCCGCCGGCCGGGTTGATTTTCGTGATAACGGTGTAGCCGTCGATTTCCTGCAGGGTGATTGTTTTCATTACTTACCTCGATATTTCATAGAGTTTTGATATTGCGTGCGCGAGTGTGTCCGCGCATTTAATGATATTGTTTTTCGTTTTCTTCCGCGCCCGCACGAGGATTGCGATGACGATTATCAGAATCGCAATCACGGTTAAATATATCGCGTGTATCATATCGCCTCCTAGTACGTAATCCCGTAGTTTACGCCCATCGAGTTATCGCGGGTATAGGCGCCCATGCGTGGCGTGCCGTTGGTGCCGTCGGTGATAGGACTCCTCGTCTGATTTACCACTGAAATTGCCCTATCACCATTAGTGGCGTCAGACAATGATCCGATCGTATATCCATGGGCACTATCATTTTTTCCCTCGTGCCAGTGCCCCTGCCCTTGATCCTCCTGTACCTCGCCGAGGGCTGCTGGACCGGTTTTTACGCGGGTGTTTACCGTGGCGTCGCCGACTCCCTTCAGGCTGAGTCCGCGGGTGTCGGGGAGTACGAGGTAGGTTCCGGCGGTGCTGCGCGTGGTGCCGCCCGCGTCTGACGTTTTGTAAAACGCCGGCGCGGTCGCGTTATTCGCGTCGCCACAATACACGGCGGCGGCGAGCAGTGGGTAGGTCGCGATGAGTATGACCTGGCCTTGGAGGAGGAGAACCCTGTCGCCGAGCGCGGCCGGGGTGTCGTTTTTCCAGTATATGACGCCCATGCCCGGACCGACTGCGAGCCCCTTGAAAAGTGCTTCGAGAAATTGCGCGGTTCCTGCCGCCTCCGATACGCCGTCGGGAGTAAGTCCCGCGTGGGCCATGAGTGCCTGAGCGCGTCCCCATATATCGTTGACGAGGAGCGCGACGAATTCCGTGCCGTCGCCTGATCCTGGTGCGCTGATATTTACCGCCTGCGTGTCCGGGAATGCGACGTGATCGGTGTTGACTAAACTCACTTCATAATCTATCATAATCTGCCTCCATAAATTTTCATATATACACGACGATGAGCCCCGCCCATGAGGCCATCGGTTTACTCTTTAAAATGATGCGTCTAAATTCCTGCCTGCGCTCGATCGCTATCTGCGCCGAGGCAATGCTCCAGCCGTAGACATCGACGATATCCAATTCTCCGTCGGTGTTCAGGCGTGCGAGTCTGTTTGCGGTGTCGCCGTCGAAGGTGGTGAACTGTCCGCCGATTAAAATTTTTCCGTCGGTTTGGATGGTGATGGCGAAAACGTAATTATTCGCCCCCGATCCCGGATCAAATGTCGCATCGAGACTGCCATCATCATCGAGACGGGCGATATAGTTTCGGGCTGTGCCATCGTAGGAGGTGAAAAGACCCCCGATTAAAATTTTTCCGTCGGATTGGAGGGCGATGCTATATATTGCACTATTCGCTCCCGTACCGACTCCGAATGTGGCGTCGATATCTCCGTCGTCCTCGATGCGGGCGATATGATTTATAGCAGTTCCGTCATAGTCGGTAAACATACCCCCGATTAAAATTTTTCCGTCGGATTGGAGGGCAAGTGCCGTTATATAACTATTCGCCCCCGCTCCCGGATCGAATGTCGCGTCGAGACTGCCGTCATCATCGAGGCGAGCTATGCGATTGCGATTGGTGCCGTCATAAATAGTAAATGCGCCGCCGATTAAAATTTTTCCGTCGGATTGGAGGGCGATGCTTGTAACTCCACCATTCGCCCCCGTTCCCGGATCGAATGTCGCGTCGAGACTACCGTCGGTGTTGAGGCGGGCGATGTGGATGCGGGTGATGCCGTCGTAAATAGTAAATGCGCCGCCGATTAAAATTTTTCCGTCGGATTGGAGGGCAAGTGCCGTTATATAATGATTCGCCCCCGTTCCCGGATCAAACGTCGCGTCGAGACTTCCATCGGCGTTGAGACGGGCGATATAGTTTCGGGCTGTGCCATCGTAGGAGGTGAAAAGACCCCCGATTAAAATTTTTCCGTCGGATTGGAGGGCGATTTCATATATAACATTATTCGCACCGGATCCCGGATCAAAACTTGTGTCGAGCGATCCGTTTGAATTGAGGCGAGCGATATTATTCCTTGAAATTCCATTATATTTATTAAAAAATCCGCAAATTAAAATTTTTCCATCGGGCTGGATGATTGAATTATAAACATAGGTTCCATCGACTCCAGAATTACAGCCCTGAAACGAATACCGCGATCCCAGCAATCCCCATTCTCGGAGGCCTCCGACGAAAAATATGAGGGGCCAGTACCCGGAGTTGTCGGGGATGGGGTATTCAATCGGGATAAGGAGAATTCCGGTGTAGGAGCCGCAGAGGGCGTCAGCCTCTCCGCATTGCATGAGTGGCTCTCCGCAAAGGCAGTTATAATCCGGGAAGGTGTCGAAAATCTCACCGCCGCCGAGCAATTCGCCGCCTACCTGTGCGCAGTACGCCTCAGCCTCTCCGCATTGCGCCTCATTTCCTCCAGGGAGTAGGCCGCCACAAACCATGTTAAAATTCTGTTCGAGATAAAGACTAGGGTCGACCGCGGGGTCGTTGGGATACACGTAGCAATCGAAACCGGCGCCCTGTAATTTGTCCTCAAGCATTTCGTAGGTGGGGAGTTCCGATCTGCGGAACATCGTCGAGGCAAGGCGGATCCTGCGTTCCGCTTCCGATGCCGTCGCTGAGGGAATGACGGCAAATTCGCGTTCGAGGTCGTCGAGAATCGGCGTCCGTGCGGGATCGCGGAGGTAGCGGAGTTTGTCGAGGTCAAGGCGCACGGCCTCACTGTTGTCGGCGATACCCTCAAGGAGGAGATCGTAATCATCATCGGCCGCAGGAGACCATGCGATTCCCTCGGGGAGTAATGCGTCAATAGCCGATCTACTCAGGCTAGACATACGTGACGCCTCCGAGTTTGGCGAGCTCACCTTGCCCTAAAGTGTGAAGCGGGGTCGTGGTGCCAAATACGATACCGAATACGATGCTCTGCGCGGTTGCGCCGTAGGTTTTGAGCACATCCTGCACCACTCGTGAAATTGAGAGGGAGGTGATCGTGTCGTAACGCTCTTGCGGCACGTCCACGCCGTCGACGTAGGGAGCGATTGAGCGGAAATAGAGATCGAGTGCGTATGCAATGTCTGCCTTGCAATCAGCCTCCATCGCCGGGTCGATATTGAGATCGGAGATTTCAACGAATATCGAGGTTCGCGTTATCGACTCCACCCATAGCGTCGCGTCGGTGAGTCCGAGGAGTGCGCGGGAAAGGCCGGTGTCGGGATCGGTGTTTATTGCGTCCCTCACGGAATCGAGTAGTGATCCCGGTGCGATGCCATCTGCGTCGATCGTGGAGACTGCCTCGACGTACACCGTGCGGTCTCCGGGGTATGACGTGCCCTCTGCAGCAGGCCTGCCAGAGAAAGCGAATGCGCGCCGTACTCCGGTCACGGCTTCCGCCCAGATTTTATGGTCGGTGGCATTGCCTCCGCCGGTGGTTGCGCGCTGTGCGAACAGCACGCGCGGCCGGTAATCGGTGTCGATTTCCTTGTCAACGCCGAGGGTAACCGTCGCGGTCACGGTGGCCACGGTCTGCGCTCCTGCAATCTGTGAGGAAATGGAGAGCTCCTCGCCGTTGTCGAGGTTGCCGTCGGTGCCGGTCTCTGCGCATCTGAGCGTGAGGGTTGCGATATTCGCCACGGCTACGGCCTCGGCATCGGTTTTATAGCGGAGTCCGGAGCTGTCCGAGGTGAACTCGGTGCCCTGCGGAATCACGGTCCCGGTCGTCGCCGGTAGCGTTGCGGTGAGTATCGCGGTCACGGCGAGTTTTCGCGGCGTATCGTTATCGAGTCCGATGCGGTCCAGTCCCTCTCCCGTGGCGGTGAGGGCGAGGGATTGTAACACGGCGTCGGCGGCGAATTTGTAGTGGCCTATGTCGAGGCCGGCCTCTGCGGCGGCGAGTACGCGCAGGAACGCGCGGTCATTGAGCGGCGACGTCTGCCCGATCCTGGCCTCGAGTCGCGCCAGGTGGGCGGCGGCGAGCTGTGCGGTGGTAGGGATTTTATATGACATTCGGGAGCCTCCCGTGTGCGGGGTCGAGTGCCTGCGCAATCCAGTTCAGACCGTTTCGGGTGAACAGTAATTTCCTTACATCCTGTCCCGGCGGATATATCGTGATCGCGGTCTGGATCTCGTCGGTGCGCGGGTTGGTTACTGCAATATCGATTTTTGACGCGATTCTGGAATCGGTCATCGCCTTGAGTGCGAGCTTTGCATCGTCGGTGATGTCGTTGACTGTTTTTACGTCTACATGCACGCGAGGTCTGCTGAAATTGGAGCCGATTTTTTTATTCGGATCATTCGTGAGATAATTTCCCCACCATCCGGGGAGTGTGCCGAGGCTGATGATAACGTAGTTTTCGAGGCCGCCGTCGGTGACGGGTTGACCTCCCTTGAATGTCATGGATGCGCCGTTTGGTGTGATCCTGATCGCGGGGTCGCCCTGGAATCTACTCACAGTTTCACCTCCGGCACTTCCGCGGCCGAGATGTCGGCAGTCGAGGGCGAACCGGTAACCGATGGCGTGGACACGGGACCGACTAGGGCCGTGGGGTGGTTGTGCAAATTGTAAACAGTATTTATGAAATCATCGAAGTCGTCTTTGAGCTGATTAAACGCGGTTTCGAGCTCGGAGAATTTCACCGCAGTATCGGTGCCGTCATTAAGGACGATATCACCGCTGGCCTTGACCTCGATTTTCGCTCCGGTAAATGCGGTGATTGTGATATCGCCATTACTGCTGAGTTTTATTTTTGCCTTTTTTACTACGGCAGGATTGTCGGTGCTGTAAATCTCGTATTCACCGGGATCTGATTCAGGGGAAATGTCGTCGCTGATGATGCCGGTGATCTTCACTCCGTTGGCCTCAACGACCTCGACACGGCAATCGTTGGCGGGGTTGAAATCTACGCCTGCGCCGGGGAATAGCTCGACGGTGCGGACATCCTCGTCGAGCATTTTCACCTGGAGGAGTATGCGGTCGGCGTCGCCATCGCGGTTTTTGCCGATCTTGTATGATGTGATTATTCCGAGAGCCACGGTTCCTCGATTATCCCCGTAGTATATACGGACGGAGGTTTGAGATTAAGCGTCGCGCTGTTGCCTGATGCGGCGAATGAAAACTCCACCTGAGTGATGAGGAACGTAAAACCTGAGCTCGCAATCACCGGGCTTTTAACCGATACTTTCGTGTTCGGCCTCCAGAGTTTATCGTCCGGAGCGTACCAGGTCGAGACCGGGAATGGGATCGTCATCGCATCGGCAGCGGATTTGTTTTTTCTCCACTCCGCGGCACTGAGAGCCTCGCCGGGGATATTGTCGTCGACGCGGAAGGTGAGGTAGCGCTGATTTTTTAAGACGTCATCTTCGGCGACTCCTGTTTTTGCGGTTCTACCCTTGCGCGAGCTCGATGCGATTGCGCGATAGAAATGAAACCGTTTGCGACCGTTGAAATCGGCTCCGAATCCCTCGGCGGTGGGTTCCCCCTCCTCGATTGTGCCGACCGGCTTATCGTCGGTGTTGGCGCGGGTGATAAGCAGGTTCCCGTCCCAGGTGCAGGAGAGGAGGAGGCCACGTTGTGCCGCCAGTTTTCGCAGGTGCTCGAATATTGTCTCGGTTTGCTCTGCTGAGACGCGCGCGAATTTCATCTCCTCGTAAGTGGTTTTCTTGCCCGTGATTTTATAGGTTTTGCCGGTCTCGATGGGTTTGTCGATAAGCGGCATCGTCTTGATAAATCCCTGAGCGGTATTTATTCCCATCTGGTTTACAACCGGAACGTATTTCCCGATGCTGACGGTTTTTGGTACGAGCAGGTTCACTCCGTCTCCTATCACGACCTGTATCCCGTGGGGTTCACATTGCTGTTTGCATCGCGCGGTCAAACTGATATTTGACGCCTCATAGGGTGGGAGGACTGTCGAATCGATTATGTCGGCGGTTTTCGTGAATCCTCCGAGCTCCTTGACTGTGCCGGATTTATCGCGCTTGTGTTTTACATTGTAGAGGATTTGCTCGGACTCGAGATTGCCGCCGATATAGATTTTGCATTTACTGTACGAATACGGAGCGGTGATGCGGTCGAACTCTGGATCCTTGCCGGGAAACCAGGGGATCTCGGCGGTGAATGCGTCTGCGCATGTATCCATCGAACGCATGAATTTTGCGGAGGTAGCGACGACCTCGCGGCCGTCGATGATGAGGGTGAAATCGTCTCGGCCCTTTCCGGGGAGATCATGCATAAATAATCACCTCCCGGCCTGCGGGCAGAATCAGGATATCGTTTCCATGCAGGTTATTCGAGCGTATAAAAAGATCGTGATAATAATCGATGTCCTCGATATTCGGCTGGTACTCGGTGACAGCGATCTCGAGGGGTGAGCGAGCCTTTTTCAGGCGAAACCGCTTCTCGGTCTTGAGATTGTAGAACTGCGCGAGAAGGTATTGAAATACGAGCGTATAGAGCTGTATCAAATTCGTGTACGTGGCGGTTTGGCTGAAATACTGGCGCTCGATATCCAGTTCGGAGTACATGTCTTGAATCGCTTCGATGCGGGCGACGACCGAGTTGAAAAACGCTGCGGCTCCGTCGATTGCGGCGATGACCTCGGACCGGCTCTGATACTGCGATGTCGCGGCGATCTGCGCCGCCGCCATGAGGGTGAGGGTCGCGCCGAATTCGATGACAACGACTTTGTTGTGATCCTCCTCTGTGGTGGTCGCCGGTGCAAGCGTGAAAATCTCGTCGGCAAGGGCGGAGTATGCCGAGGATCTGGTCTGGTAGTCGGTGCTTCCGTCCAGGGGGGCGAGCGACATGTTTGTCATCGCCGCCGACATGTCGGTCGTATCCGGATCGGAGTAGTCGAAGGCCGAGAGCGCGCCGTTGAAAGTCGCTTTCGCGTCGTCGAAGGCATTGCGCGCCATTGTGACCGTCGCACAGATGCCGGATATCGTCCTCGACATGAACCCGGAAATTTTATTGAACGTGCCCAGCGCCGCCGTGATATTGGAGAAAATGTCAGTGCGGAGTTGCGTGAGCATCGTCATGCAATCTTCGGCGACATTCATTATTTTTGCGAGGGTTCCCAGGAGCGTTTCTTCAAGGCTTACGACGCGCTCTGCATTTGCGGGTTCGATCCACTGCGTGTCGAATTGCGTATAGTTCCCGGACTCGACGGGGTCTGTGCTTTCTTCTGCACTTATAAGATGCAAAATGAGCGTGCCGTGTACGGGGTGGACGACCTCCCAATCGCCAGATTCCTTAAACAATTCATCGTAGAAGTTGGCGGCGTCGCGTTGGTGATTTATGCCGTCGAAATACACCGTGAGAGGCCAGAGCGTCGATTTCGGCTCCAAGTCCTGTACGATCGTGCCCTTGAATTTCGGGGGGTCGAATTGTCCGAGCTTACGCTCGAAACTGCGTTTGTTATTGCGCCAGAGACATTCGAATGTGCCGGATTGCGCGCCGCCAAGTGGATTGTATTTATTGAGACCGGCTTTTAAATCGTCGGTTAACGAAGACTCTCCTTTCTTACGCGCGCTCGGGCTTTTAAAAACTATTACGTCGCGGGTTTCGTTCTGCCAGCTCACATTACACCTACGAGATGCATCGGAATATTCGGAGCACCCTTAGTTTTTGACGATGCGGTGCTGCCGGCCGGTGCGTTATTGATATTGAGCTGCCCCTCGAATTGTACGCCCCTGTTGCCCTCGCGCGCCTGGTTCGGTGCGGTGAGTTCATTGCGGCGATCCTCGATCTTTTGACGCGTGGCGCTGACTAAATCCATCGCGCCGGCGCCGAGTACTCCGGTGAGGAGCCCCTTGATTATGGGGTTGTCCAGAACCCCGGTCAGGCGATAGAATAAATCGATCATCTCCTCGATGTGTGTATTAAGGTAGACGAGCCAGGCCGCAGCGGCGGCGAACACGAATACAATCGGACACGCTGAGATCGCTAAATTAAGAGCCCACTGCGAGGCGGTGACGAGTGCGGTTTTTGCGGCGACGACAGCCTGCCAGAACGCAGTGCCACCGAGTACGAAATTAAACAGCCCATGCGCGGCGATGACCGAACGCATGAGCGGGAGCATCTGCGCGAGGTATCTGATCCAGCCCACGCCTGTAACAACGGCCTGTGCGATTGCGATGCCGATGAGGGCGGCCTTGTAGGCGACGAACAGCCCGACGGCGATCCCGAGCGCGGGCACGAGTTTTTGTATTATGGCGGATATCGTATCACGGTTTGCATCAGCCCATGTCGCGAATGCGGCTATAAGTGGAGTGAGCGCCGACATTATATCGTTGAGCGCGGGTAATAGGGCGGTGCCAAGTCCCGCCTTCATGGAAAACATGAGGTTTTTAAATCGCTGTTCTGAGGCTGCGAATTTATTCGCTGCGTCTGCGGCTGCGGGGCCGAATTCCTTGCGCATCTGCGCCGCGAAACGTGAGATGAATTTTTCTGCGGGGATTCCGCGCGCAACGAGTTTTTCAAGTTCTGCCGTGGTCACTCCCATAGATCGAGCCGCTATCTGCATCGCTCCCGGTATGCGCTCACCGAGCTGTCCGCGTAGCTCCTCCATTGAGACTTTGCCCTTGCTGATGATCTGAGAGATCGCCAGGAGCGCTCCCTGTGACTGTTCCGATGTGAGCTGCAAGGCTGTCGCGGCTTCTGATACTCCAAGAAATGTCTGTTGCACGTCAAAATTTGAAATGGCGGTGCCCTTAGCGGCGGCGGCAATACCTTTATACGCATCTGCGGCCATTACGAAATCAAGTCCGAGCCTGTGCGATTCCTCGCGAACAAATCTCATTTGGTTGGCGGCATCACTCTGGAACACCGAGCGGAAAGATGTCTCAAGGGCCGATGCCTGTTTCGCCGCATCTTTTATCGAGTTTCCAATCTTGATAATTCCCGCTACTCCGAGGGCTGGAATTATCGCTTTGAATGCGGAGTTTACCATGCCTGCGCTTCGACTTGCACGTGCGCCGAACCTATCGGCGGCCGCTCCCATCTTGTTAAAGGCGGGGCTCATTTTGTCGGTGGCACGGAATGCGGTGACGACTGCGAAATCAGGCATTATTTACCGCACTGTGGACAGGATTTATGTTTTCGTGCATCATATTTTTTCCCGCATGAACAGACTCGCATTGCCTCGGCGTCGGCCATGAGCTCGTGCCAGTGATTCCACTCCCGCATTTCGGAAAATCTGAGTCGCTTGATCTCCGAAATCTGCTGCCCCCGGCTGAATAGGTTTCCCATCCATTGCCAGAGCCGTTCTACACACACAATAAAAAAAGTGTACCGAGTGATTCGGCGATTGAATTGTCCACCCCTTTTAGTTTTTTGATCGCGGCGAACCCCATGCCGGAGAGGGAGCCGAGGAGCGTATACATGCGCTGGTAATGGTTCTCGGCAGGGATTCCGTCCATGCTGCATTTCGACTCGCCTCCGATTTCCTCGTAGGTGATAACGTCCTTACCGCTCTTGAGGATCTGCACCACCTGCAGGCCAGCCTCGGTTTTTACCTCGAGTAGTCCCGCACGTACCGCGCGCGCGAGGCGATCGATCGACATTGAGACCGCCGATTTCTGTTTTTCATCGGTGATGTCGGAAAGGTCGAACAGATACCAATCGAGGATTTTCTGGATCTCCGCGCGCGCCGTCTCCGCGCTGAATTTTCTCTCCGGTTTCTGCGCCGGTGCCTGAGCCTGTGCGTCTGCCATGATTCCTCCTATTCTCCGTAAATATTTCTGACCGGGGGTTTCGCCCTTCGGTTTGTTGCATACGTGATTTTTATTTTTCCCTGCTGCTCCAGGGGATAGGCTATATCGTATCGCATGAGTTTAAATTCGCCTTGCCTGATGCACGCCTCCCTGTTTGACGATCGCACGGGGAGGAATCCGAGGCAGGGTACTTTCTGGGACGGCGGAAATGCGTTTGCATAGTCCGGTTTTTCCATGCCCACGTCGAGCTTTGAACCGTGGCCCTTGCGCTCCTGGGCCTGCGCGATGACGAGTTTTTCGATCCAGTTTATCGGGAGCACCCGAGTGAGTTGCTTCGAGTAGTTGTGGTCGCCTCCGAGATTGCCCCACCATTTCGCCTTTTTCTTGTGGTCGGTGTGGAGGAAAAAACATTCGGTTTGATACGATTTTTGTATCCTCCATTTATCGGGAAACATCACGACGCCGCGGCGCATGATGCGCTTTACCCTGGCGACGTTTATATGGTCCCGCTTGCTCGCGGCAACGAGGCGCTCGATCACGGTCGGCGATGCGTATTCGTCGTCGTCGTCGAGGAAGTGATACCACCCCGGCCCGTCAGGGATCGCGGCGAGAAGCGAGTTGTTGTAAAGATTGTAATAACCGTTTCCGTATTCGGGGCCGTATGCTGAGCCCTCGATCACGATATCCCCGTACACATACCCATCGCGGGGATCGTCGGTATGCACGATGGTCTGTATATTTTTATAGGTTTGTTTTTGTACAGACTCCATCGCGCGCGCGAAAAATCGCGGACGCCCGCTGGTGCGAATGAGTATGTATACAGGGAGAATCATGCAATTTATTCTCCATCTTCTGTTACTGCGCCGGGAACGGTGTCCAGTCGTCGTCGGGAATGAAATTGATAGTCGCTTTGCTGTCCTCGGACTCCCATTTCTCAAAATCAAACTGCCCTGATGCGCGGTAAACAGTGCCGTCGGCGAATTCCACGGAATAAGTTTTGCTCGCGATTGAGTCGGCCTTCTCGGCAAGCGCCTCGATCTTGTCCGCTGAGGTGGCGATGGAAATCCCCTCCATTTTTTTCACCTGTTTGGTGAATTTCTGGAGAGTGCGCCCCGTGGTGGCGATACCGTCGTGTTTGAATTTTGTCGGGGTCAGGCTGATGTTTACGTCCGCAAACACGTCAACGGTTATGCCGTCAATCGTGATTTTCTTCGGGGTTCCCGTGATCGCTCCCATGATTATTCACCTCCCACGAGAAGAATTGCGATGCTGGTGTCGAACGTAACGAGCGTATTGTATATCCCGCCTTCGCCGCTGAGGATTACCGGGAACGTGATATCGAAACCGGTGAGTCCTGCGCGCAGCGTGACGGAGAGATGCTGCTTCGTGTATTTCGCCTGATAAATCCAAGCGTTCGCCTCAAATGCGTCGGCGAGAGCGCAGAGATCATCAATCACCGATCCGACGTCGCGGGCCTTCTCGCGGCTGATTGCATTGCTGACCTTGCTGGTATCAGCGACAAGAGTGATGCCTTTCCATTTTGACGCCTCAAAATTCAGGCGGGTCGTGTTCAGGATGCTCTGCAGGATCGAGATATTCCGCATCGGCCTGTATCCGTTGGATTCAGGAGCCACGTCGGTGGGGCGATAAAACGTGATGACGTTCTGGAGGTAGAGAGTCCCCGCTTTTACAAGCGTGGTGCCGACGCCGCCTTTGACTGCCTGGTCGCGGCTATCATAGTCATTCGTCCAGCGATCGGCGGTCGCTCCCGGCCAGATTCCATCGAGGGCTTTGTCAATATACCCTTCCTCGGCACGTATGGTGTTTGTGACCGCCATGACGCCGATTGCCTGCGCCGCTATTTCCTGCGGGTGGTTCGGAGATCCCGGGGCGCAGATTTTACCGTTGGTGCGGTCGGTTCTGCGGAGCGCGGCGAATGCAAGGGCTGCGGTGAGTCCGGCGGCAAGGGGTGTCGTGTCGCCGATGAGCGATCGGAACGGTCGCGCAACCTCTTTTTTGTAGTTACCCACGAGCGTATTTCCGATCCCGTTATAGGTGCTGATTGCGTCGAGGGTCCCGGTGTCGGCGCCGTAGCCGTGGATGAGGTTGGTAAAATCTCCCTCATTCTGTGCGTCACCGGTGCCGAGGGCGTCGAGGGCATCCTGTATGTCGGGGACTCCGACACCGCCTGCGAGATAACCGCTGACGGGAAGGGTCGCCACGACTCCGCCGGGGAGTGCCTCACCGTATCCGAGATTGACGTCGAGGCTGATGTAATTTCCCCAGGTGCCGCCGGATTTCGAGGTGAACGTAACCACGCCGGCCGCATTGACCGCGGTAACGGGAAGGTCATCATCTGCGTTGACTGCGGCCTCGACGGCCTCACCGATCTGATCGGCGGTCATTGCCGCGGTTATGGGTACGCGAACGAGGTCTCCCGCGATATAGAGGTAGATCGTGCCCGCGAGAACCGCCGCCGATCCGGTGAAATCGATGTCTGCGGTGGCCTGGTCGGGATCTGAGCCGCCCTCGAGCTGGGGGATGATCCAGGTCTCGACGTTTCCGGGTTTGAATGCGGCGCGGGCGAGTCTGTGGAGCATGAACCCGTATCCGGTGAGGCCCGCCACCTGAGCGGCCGAGTATACCCGGATCGGGACGTTCGGGACGATCTCAACGTGAACTGCTTCGTCGTAGGTGCCTATGATTACATTTTTCTGCGGCTTGACCTGTGCGGTTACCGCAAACTGCTGATTTTCTACGCCGACACCGACTATCGCGGCGAGGCTGGTAGGGGATATGGTCATTATGCTACCTCCGTATTATCATTTATTACGTCTACGCCTGCGCCTCCGGTATCGTCGGCGGGTATTTCGGAATTGAAATCTACTGTCGGGGGTTCGGTCCCGATATCGCCGGGAACCTCCTCACTGACGCGGCACGTATATTTCATGTTCGCGGTTTTAACGACGATGCCGCCGTAACCAATCGTAGTGTCCTTCGTGATGTTTGCAATCCAGCGCGAGGATATGGAACCCTCTTCGAGTCCGAGTTCGTCATTGCGGGCATCCATTACGATTTGATATACCCACCTGATGAGCTCGTTTATTTCCGTGTTCGCAATCTCTGCCGCGGTTTTCAATCCCACGAGGGCGGCGGCTTTCTGCTGAGGCGTCGCTGTCCTGGATTCGAGGGTGTCGAGATCGACGGCGGTTTTGGAGCATACCGTCATGTCAATTTCGATAGTGATATCGTGCGTTTTGTTGCCGGTGCGGCCGCTCCCCGATTTGGGGATTGCTCCCTCTGAATAGTATACCTGTACGAGTTTACGATCGTGCTCTGCGGATTTCGACTGACGCTGGTAGCCGATGACGGTAAAACGTCCGGCGGCTGCAGCCTCAATGAGATCGTGGAGCGCCTTCTCTGCTATCTCAAACATCATCATGTCGAGGGCACCACCTGGATTTCATTTTCGACGAGCTGCGGATAAATCCGAATGAAACCGATGTCCGATCCGTGCTCGCGCGCGCGGTCTGAGGTGAACGTAAACGAGCGCATGGGTGCACCGGCGACGGGAGATATCGGGATTCGGATGTGCCAGTTTTCACCGTCAAGGGGTACGCGAACGAGTGAGGAAATGCGGAGAGTGACCACGGGCTGAGGCACAACAACGGTCTCGCCCGTGGCGGGATCTTCGCGTTTTGAGAAATAGAGAACCTGTCCGCGCAGCAATTCGGAGGGGTTGTTTTTGCTGTGCACCTGCTCCTCTCCGTCGGGGCTGGTGAGCTGTACCGGCATTCCCCATTCGCCCTCAAGGGACTCGTGGAGATCGGCCTCGATCTGTGCGCGCAGGTTTTCCATCTACTCCTCGGCGGCCTCGGCGACGGCCTCGGATTTCTGGCGCGGCTTGTAGGGGCCACGCTTTTTCGGCGCAGCCTTGACGGGGAACTCGATCATAAAGTGCGGGGGTATGACCTCGCCCTCGAGAAATCGGTGTGCGCCGATGTAGATTTTACGTCCCTTCGGGACTGTTATCATCGTCTACCTCCGGGGCTGGAGCGGGTTTCGATTTCGTGTATTTGCGCCTTAACTTCTTTCCGTCCGGTTGCGTTATCTCGTCGGGGATTACCGCCTCGGGAATATCGTCGGTATCGATTTTCTCGAGCTTTGGATATAGACTCTTCGCAAAATCGACTTCAGGTTTTACCGGCGCGCGGTTGAAAATATGGGCGGGCTGCATGATGCCCCGCCCTTTCTTCTGGTTACCCATCATGTCCTCCTAGCTCTCGCTTCCACCGAGGCAGTGGTGATAGGTGAAAAACGCATCGGTCTGAGTCGTCGCGAAAATCGGGGCCGACTGCGTGCGTATCGTGACTTTCTTCTTGTCTCCGGCCGGATAGGCGTCGCAGTAGAACATTGCCGGGGTGACGACGGCGCCGACGTTTTTAATGTTCGCGGGCATGACCGGCGTGAGCATGTTCATCCCGAACATCTCCTGATACCAGGCGTTGTCGCTGGGTATAATCGGGAGCCTTTCTGCGGGGCCGAAATATCGGTCGCAGCGCGCTCCGTAGTAGGCGAGGAAGCAGGTCTCGAGCGGGAGATAGTGCTCTGCGTTCCCGGCGGCATCGGTGAAAACTGCGCCATACGTGAACATCCAGAGCGTCCGGCCCCTGGGGGTCGTGAGTCTGCCGATCGGGTCCGCTCCGGCATCGATAAGCGCCTGCAGCGATGACGGAGGATTGTTTTCCGGGCCCACGCGGACGAGCGAGTAGCCCTTGATGTCGGCGAATCGCTGTATCACGGTGTCGCTGAGGACTACGTTCGCGACGTTGCCGCCCATAAACATAACGTTGGGGCGAACATGCCCGTTCACACGGAGCAGGTCGATCGCGGCATCGAGATCGCCGAGGATGTCGGCGGCCGGATCATTCCAGGGAACCGTAGGCTGAACGATGTGCGCGGCGTTGCGCCGGAAATCGTACCAGTTGTCGGCGTTCGCCGAGCCGAGGATCGCGGGCTGCTGGCCTCCGAGGAGTGACAGGCCTGCGAGCACTTCAAACAATCTGACATAGCGCCGGATGTGTTCGAGGTGATGCTCGCGCGCGAGCTCGCGAAGTCGTTCGATTCTCGGGCGCTGGTCGTACGGGTTTTCTCCGCCCATGCGCTTGAGGATCTGCGACGCCGTGATATCGCCGAGCTCCTCGGCAAGCGGATACACGCGGGAGAACGAGCTGTAATTCTGCGTCGCGGTATTGCTCATCATGTTAAGAAACCGGCTGTTCGTGCCGCGATGGATAAGCGCCGCGAGCCTCTCGTTTCCGCGCATGATGTCGATTTCGACGACCTCTGAGTCGGGGCTGTAAATTGTTTTACTGCCGCCGAACGCGGGTTTGCCGAAGAACTGCTGGAAAACCGTATCTACATTGATGATCTCCTTCTCGTCGAAGAGCTCATCCATGTAACGGGAGTAGATGTCAACGGTGTTGGGGGATAACATTTTCCTATACCTCCTTAATTCTCGTGCTCGGAGATAGCCACGGTGAGTTCGAGTCTGATATTCGCGGCGGCTGCGAGCGCGGCGCGTGCGGTGCGGGCCTCGACGGTGGCGGGAGCAACCACGGTATCGGCCGTAAGGGTGCCGTCGTCGAATACGACGAGCTCCTCGGCGACGCGGGCGTTTCCGACAAGGATCGGAACATCGGCCACGTTGCCGGCCACGAGATCGGCCGCGACGATATCATCGCCGAGATATATTCCGCGCGGAACACCGGAGCCGTCAACGCCGGCTACGGCGATGAACGGGGTCCACAATCCGCTTGCGGCGATCTGCGCCATCACCGTGCCGTAGAGTAGGTCGGTCGTGCGCTGTGCGTTCTGGATGATGGTTCCGTTCCGCACGTCGGACTCATCGCTGAGTATGAGCGGGCGGGTGCTGTTATCCTGTCGTGCCTGGACTGCCATTTACTTCACCTCCATTCCGAGGGATTTTTTCGCTTCAGCGATTGCGGCCATGAGATCGGCCTCGTTGCGGATGACGCCGTCGGTGCTGCGCTCCGGCTCCTGCTCGGCGTGTACGCCTGCGGTCGCTGCGGATTCTGCGGCGGCGGCGGTGCTTGCGCTCTGCTCCCTGATTGCGTCGAGGGTTGAAACCGTGGTCTCAAGGGCGTCGATTGATTTCTCGCCTTTGATCGCGGCAATCGCGAGCTCGGTTACCTTCGCCGGATAAGCGGAGTTGCCGACGAACGGTGCGGCCTTCGTGACCCGGGCGGTGACAGCAGATTCGCCCTCGATTTTCCCCGCTTCAAATTTGGCCTGCATTGCGGCATCGTATTCGGCCTTCGCGGCGGGGTTCTGCTCCAGAAATTCTTTCAAAGTCATGGATTGAACCTCCATAGTATTTTTGCCCGCGTTTGGTGCGGGGTTGTGTGCGGCAATTTTTGTGAGATCGATTTTTGCCTCGACGAGCTTTTTAGAGAGTGCGGAAAACCGGAGTTTTGATTGAGTGATTGCAACTGCCTTATCCTTCGGCTCCTCGGTGCCGACGATTTCATCGACGAAACCGGCGTCCTTTATTTCGGAACCGAATAACCACGTCTCCTCGTTCATCATGTCTCGGATTTTGTTGAGCGGGATTTTCGTGCGCGCGGTGTATGCCTGGCCGATGATATTGGTCACTCCGTCGAGCACCTCGGCCATCTTGAATACCTCGCGGTAATCGCCGACGACTCCGCCCCAGGCGTTGTGTATCATAAGGACGGCATTGTCCTCGGCGGCAAGGATGTCAAATGCCGGGTTCATCGCGAGATAAGAGGCCATGCTCGCGGCCTCGCCCTTGATCGTGGCGAGGAGTTGGGCGCTGGGATAGTCGCGTTTGTAGTCGCGGAAAAGGTTGTAGATTTCCAATCCCTCAAAAACGGAACCGCCGGGGCTGGCGATCTGCACTTCGAGGTCCTGGCCGGAGGCGTCGTTGAGTTGCTTCCGTATTTTCTCGGCGGTGATCTCCCAGCCGATGTCTCCTGATAGAATTATTTTTATCATATCTTTTTCAGCACAAAAAAAGCCCGGGCGCAGTTGTCTGCACTCGGGCTTTTAATAATCTCAATTCTGAGGATTAAAAGAATCCGCTATAAATTATGGATTCAAATATTTCTTTTGAAAAACCTTTACCCCCTGGATTCCGCCTTGATTGAAATGAATTTCAATACAAACATCGCCGTTTAATTTCACTCCGGCGAGTTTCTGTAATATTTCAATAATTTTTTCCACAGTTGCCGTATACACTACGCGACATAATAAATTTGTCAATCACTTTTTGCGATCCTTATCGAATCTTTCCAGCCCCGTATTTCGTCGACGCTGCTCTTCACGTCTCGGAGGAGATCGAACAGGCTGCCGATCGATCTCTCGATGCGGGCCGCGAATTTATCGCTTTCCTCGTAGTCATGTGTCACTCGTTCGGCGCAATTCTGTTTGTGGAGCTCGAATATTTTATTTCCCATCACGACTTTTGCCTCCAGGCGGATGAGCCATGCGAGTATTGCGGCGCCGGTGAGGATGAGCGGCCACCATTTCAGAATTACATCCATCATTCACCGCCTCGATTATTATTTTCGTCAACGTTTCCCGATTGCTGCGTTTGCACCGGGGCTATGGGGAGCGGAGGCGGCGGCAATTCCGCGTATTGCCTCGCGTTTTTCCTGCGGTTCGCTTTCCCACTCGATCCATTGAGATTTCGGGCCACGTCGTCCAGGGTCTGCGCCGACATTGCCACGTATTTCAGATCCGCGTCTGCCGTGGCGTTCGGGTCGATGTTCGGCATCGGAGCCCCGGCCCATTCGCAGCATAACCACGCCGCGCGGAGGTAGGGGTCACTCCAGCCCGGAGCGGAGATGCGGCCTGCGGCGATCTCCTCGGCAAGCCACATTTCGTAAGAGGGGTCGAGGAAATCAGCGATCATTTCATCGCGTTCGATTTGAGCAGTACGCCAGCACAGGAGGAGGGTGGCGCGGCTCGCGGAGTAATTCTGATTGAATTTCTTGAGCACGAGTTCGATTGCCCATCCGGTGCTCGCGACGAGGTAAGAAAATACGTTGTTCACGTACATATCGAACGCGGCGGAGGGGCTGGTGTCCTGTAGATTTTTCCATTGGTCGCCGCGGCGGAGGTTGCCGACGACAGTGCTTCCGGGTTGGCGTATCGTCGCCTCGGGTTGCGGTGCCCAGTTTATGACGGGCTCGAGGCTTTCCGCGGTGACGTTCTGCGCATCGGTTGCAGGAGTGGGGTTGCTTCCGTATTGACCGATTGCGCCCGCGACTCGGCCGGCAAGTGGCTGTGACGGGTCCTGCGCCGTGTTTTCGATGACCGCCACGAATGAGGCCTGATTGATCGCTTTCTGGAGTACTGAGGCCTTAAAATCGGTGAGATCGGCGAGTTCCTGGATCATGTGCGCAAGTTTTGAATAGCCGCGTCCCTGGCCCGCATATTCGGGATTGTAGCCGTGGAGCATCATAATCCGCCCGGATTTCTCTCCCACGGCGGGGACGGTGGTTTCGATGTATTTACCGTCGCTACCCCTCATCCAGATTTTGAATCCGACCTCGCGGCCTGCGGCGTCGCGGACAATTCCGTCATCGCCGCCGAGCTGGGCATAGGTGGAAGTGTAGGCGTTGCCGCGGATCTGGTTGGCCTCAATAAAATCGATTTGCAGGGGTGACGGCGAATCCCAGTCGCGGCCATAATAGAGACGCACAAACACATCGTTGTCGCGCTGCTGTGCGAGTTGGTAAAATCGCTGGTTCTGGTAGAAATTATTGATTCTGTTGCGGCTGGATTTTTTGGATTTTGCCCAGAGGTGGAAACGCTGCGCCACGTCCTCGCCCCAGAGCTCGGCGGCCTCGGGGGTAATGCCGAGAATCTCGGGAATTGGAGTGGGTTTGAGCCTAAGGCCTGTATCGACGACGGTGTCCACAATTGAGGTAACGAGTGCGCGCGCCTCAATGGAATCCGACATCCTGTGGCGTACCTGTTGGCGGATTGCGTAGTGGTCATGTATGTCAATCGGTGCGCGACTGTTCATGCCGCCGGGCCATTTCCCGCCACCGTAGGTGTTTGAGTATGGCGCGGAGATCCCGGAGCCGAGTGCGCGGGGCTCGGGAACGGGTTTAAATCGCGAGGGTATGCTTTTAATTATGGCGGATACGGCGCGAATAGCCGCGCGGGCTTTACGGGGTATTCTCATGGGCGCCTCCGTAGACGCACACTCACGATGCCCATGTTGTAGAGCTCGTTGATGAGGTGTGATTCCGTGGCGTAGAGGCGGTCGATCATATCCTGAATTTCGGAGAGGCTGCGGCGGGTGGTGCGCTGCGAACCCTCGCCGCTGTCGAATTGATAGGAATTTATACCGGACGCAGCCATTTCATCGACGACGCCCTCGAGTTTTTCGATTTGTGCCTGTACGTGCGTGAGGCGGGACTGTAGCCTCGTTTTCCGCGTGGTGATATAATCCATGTCGGGCGGTATTATGTCATATAGGCGTGCAAAAGTCAAGCACTTTTGCGGAGGGTCTGTTTTGCGATTAAGTCAAGGACATAGTTTCTATTATATTTTTTGTAGATTGCCTGCTGTGGTAATTTCATCGATTTCGCCCACTCCCTCCATTGCGTAACCTCGTCGCTCAGCCATATATCGCCCGCGCACATCGCCATCACGCGGCAGTCGAGGGCTTCGTTGCGGCGGCCCGTGGGGTTGTGGAATGAACCGTCCCGGCGTTTTTCCTCGGAGGCGAACATCTGGAAATACCAATCGGAATAATCGGCGGGGAATTCGCAGTAACCGAAACGCTGGATCGGGGACTCTGTGCGCTCGACGTTGAAGTAATTGAAAATCTTGTGCTTATAATAGTTTGTGTTGATGAGGTAGAGCAGGATGTCGTTGTCGAGTACGGAGCGGCGCCAGGGCAGGCGGTTCCCCTGTATGATTTCATCGGGACGGGGACCGTCTTTTTTCCCCATCCTAATATCAGGCATTCCCTTTGAGGGGAACGTATTCACCCACTCGGGACGGCTGCAGAAATCATATACTACATCGGACATCTTGCCGTCGCCTGAGTCTACGAGCATGAACCGCAAGGGGAATTCAAAACCGTCATTACGGTAAAACTTTCCTCCGCCATGCTTTTCGATGAACCATTGCGTCATTTCCTCCCATGCGCCCGCGTAGGGGTCGTCGATTTCTCCCTTAAATACCTCATAACAAATACTCCATGTCCGCCATTGTGAGCCGATGCCGAGGATCTCCATTTCGAGGCGGGGAGGGTTCGCAGGGTCTTTTTTGCTGCCCTCCTGAACGTCAACGCCAGCGGTGAGGAACAACACGCCGTCGGGAACGGTGCCGGATTTATAGGTGCCCCGGTTTTCAATGATTTTATCGGCGCGTATTTTCGATCCCTTCTGTTTGTGTGGTCGCCCCATTTTGAGTTGATCGAAGTCCTGTTTCGCGAGCTCCGATTTCTGCCCCTCCTCGTAGGCGACGACAATATCGTACCACTTGAGTTGAAACGAGTAGAGGCCGTTAATGTGGAAGCTGCAGATATGCTCGTATTCTGGGATCGCCGATGCGCGCCACTGCCCGCCGAGGAGCATTCCCGGTTTAGATGATTCACGGATCCCGCGTCCGCAATTTTTATTTTCGCAAATTAGCTCGATTGATTTTTTATAGATATGTCCGGATCGGTGCTCCCAGTGGAGGCCGTAGCCTCGGCCCTCGAAGAAATCGAGGAGCTGCATCGTCCCGCAATAGGGGCAGGGTACGTAGTACTGGCGCTGGTCGCCCTGCTGGTAAATTACGAATATGACGGAGGCGTCCTCGGTGGTGGGGGTCGAGAACCAAAATATTTTGGCCTGATTGCCCCACGCCTGGGTACGGGCACGGAGCTGGTTTAACGTCGAACCCTGTTCCCCGAGTTTGATTTTCCAGCGGTCGACTTCATCGGCGAGAACAATGCGCTTTGTCGCGGACGCGAGCTGCCCCGCGGAGTTGGCCGTCACGGCATCGAGGTTTCCGCCGGGGAATATTTTTGATATCGAGGTGTCGCCGGTTTTGCGCTGCGATTTTGTCTCGACTTCGGTTTTGAATACGATCCCGGAATGGGCGGCACGGGGCTCGATCTCGCGCTCCAGCCATTTTTTCGCCATCGTCTCGTTGGAGGTGGCATACACAATTTCGGAGGGGACGGCCTCGATGTAGTACATCGCCATCGTATCGGCGGTAAAGGTTTTTCCTGATTGCGCGGGGAACATGATAGCGACTTCGCGGAAGGGCGAGGCCGGAGACAGGCACTCCATGATTTCAGTGAGGTAAGGGGCCTTTGAGTGCTCGAATTTCAGGCCGCGATATTTGCCGGTCGGGACGATAGTGGTGGCCGCATATTCCACGATTGAGGGTGTGTGTGTCCGCGTGGGCAGGCGCAGGAATAGGTCGGCGAGGGCGTCAGGGTTTGGTTTTAGGTTCATAGCTTTTTATTTCGCGGATAATCCCGAGCTTCGTCTCGTGAATTATTTTCAGAACGACGTTTGTGAATTCCTCAATGTGTGCGGGGGTGACCTCGCCGGCCTCGATGATTTTCGGCCCGATTTCATCGATGCCCACGCCGGCCGCGCGCTCAATGTTGGAGTGGAGCTTTGACAGGTAACGAAAAACCTTATCTTCAAGGAAATCGACGGGCAGGAGGAGGCGTTCCAGGTGCGCGGCAACGAGTTCCTTTTTGCGCATCTCCGCGATTTGGGTGCGGCGTTTTATTTCGGCGGCATCGGGATCGGAGGAGTGGGTGGGCGGCGGTTTCCGTGATTTTCGCTCCTGCTTCTCCGACGGGGGTGTGGATTCTATGGGTTTCGGCTCCCGTATCTGAGACGGGGGCGCGGGTTTTACCTGTTTTTTCGGCCAATTCTCCGCCGCGGTTTCGCGCTGGTGCGAGGGGTCTGTGATGTAGACGACGACGGCCGGGTCCTCGGGATTGATGCGTTTTCTGCGCCCCTCGCCGGTGAAGGGGATGAGTCCGGAAGTTATGGCTTTGTGAATCGCCTGCTTTGAAACGCGAGCGCGCCGGGCCAGTTCGGCCGGGGTTATTGTGTTCATGGGGGTTTACTATGGGGTGTTGTGGTGGAAAGTCAACCAGAAATCAACCTGCGAGGGCTAAAAATCCGGGGGTCGCGTCATTGG